TCTAATGTAAAAGTTGCATATGGTTCGGCTTTCTTGCCTGACTTCATTCAATTAGGCGACACCATAACGGTCAGCGGTCGTGTACAAGCTAAGGAATCAGGCGAATATGTAAATTATAACTTTGTTTTTCCTACGGTTGAAAAAGTATTTATCTATAATGATAATAATAGTCAATCACAAGCTAAACAAGACTTATTTGGTGGTTCTGAACCGATTGAAGTTAACACGGAAGATTTACCTTTCTAGCGGGGAGTTGGTTTCATGTACACAGCAGAAGAGAGAGAGCAAATTATCGACATCGTGGATAAAATGAGCTTACTAAGACAAGACTTTGACGGAGCTTTCACTTGGATCAAGGAAAATGTATCAATGCCATTTGACTTTGACGGGGAACAGCAATTTATATCAGACTTGAAACAGCTAGTTAAAATTAACGCTTTGAAGTTTGGTAAAATATATGAAGGAGTATTAAATTGACAACACTACGAGAATTACACAAAAAACTTAAAATCAAACAAACGCTTGACAACTACGTACGAAACACAAATAAAAAATACAAGTATAATCTTGTCCCTGATGAAATTCTTGGCGAGGGAATGGCTAAACTGATTGAGCTTAATACACAAGGCAAACTTGGACGACATGCACAGCAAATTGCTTATATCAATCATAACTTGAGCTTACAGCGACAAAAGGAGCAACTGGAACAAGCTAACGAACGACTTGCTAAACGTGCAGAGAAAGCCCAGAAATTGCTTGACACGGAACTTTTGAAAGATAGCTACATCGAAACACTTGAAATGTTTAGTAAATTTAACGCTGTTAAACCTAGCTTATTTGGCGAACTTGAAACTCCTGATAAAGTGATTGAGTTTATGGAAAAGAACGGTGTGAAGCAAGGCAAATGGCTACGTCCTGAAGGAGTTGACGCTTGGTTCAAAGAGCGAATCATTTGGTTCAAGAATAAATTGAAAGAAAAATAATTAATAATAAAAACTTTTTGCTTGACGGCTTAGAGTTTTTTGGTATACTTAGTACATCGAGTTAAGGAAAGGAAGAAAATAGATGAGTAAATATTTTAACGACAAAAGGTATTGCCATTGCTTTGATATCCCAACAAGTAATGGCTTAGGAGTTTGCAAAGATTGCAGAGGATATACAAATATCTGTTATAGTTGCGATCGCTGTTTGCATTGCTGGTATACAGTACAGGTTGAACTATTTACTGAATATAATGAACCTAAGTTGCTGGAACTTATAGAAAAATGGAATAAATTTCACCAAAATAGAAAGACAAGGAATTTTAATGCTTAAGTTAGACGAGAAGAAAATCAGAAAAGGTAAACCAATCGGACTACCGTATCAAGGAAGCAAGAAAAAGATAAGCAAGAAAATAGTTGAAATTATCAAACAGAACTTCGGCACAGACAAGCCGATTTACGACATCTTCGGAGGTGGTGGAGCAATTACATCCGAATGTATTTTAAATGGTTTAGAAGTGTATTACAACGACTTAGACAAGGATATAACCAACGCATTTGAACGAGTTATATCACAAGACCGTGAGTGGATAAAAACCCTTATTGTTTCACGTACAGAGTTTACTGAGATTAAGGCTAAAGAAAACAAGACAACAGACGACTTTTTGAAGTTGCTGATTAACTCTTTTGGAAATAGCATGAAAGCCTATATGTTTTCTAAAAGAATTTCAGATTTGAAATATAATCTTGCTAAAAAAATTATTGAAAAGCATGACGTTTTTAGCGGTTATAAACAAACAGAAACATATAAGAAAGTTACTTCTGGACTGGACTGGAATTGGTTTAACGCTAAGCCAGAAAAGAATAAAACTTTAGAACAACTTCAACACCTTCAACAACTTGAACGACTTCAACGACTTGAACAACTTGACGAAGTAAAAGCAACGAATAAAAGTTATCACGATTTTGGCGAAGTTTCTGGAGCTATTCTATATCTTGATCCTCCTTATGAAGGAAGTCAACAAAAAAGTTATATCAATTCATTTGATAGTCAAGAGTTTTATAACTGGGCATTTGAAATGGCTAAAACTAACATCGTGATAATTTCAAGTTATTCAATTTCAGATGAACGTTTTGAAGTTGTATATTCTTTTGATAAAGCACGTAGTTGTTTGCAGGGTGGGACAAGAAATGATAAATGTGAAAAATTATTTATGGTTAAAGACAGTTAATATTTGACAAAGTAAAAGCAATTTGATAGAATGTAATTATAAATAGAGGAGAACAAAATGAAAGATACAGTAAAAACTTTAATGATAGTTGCTGGTGTCGGCTTTACACTTATCGCTATCACTTGGATAGGTATGCTTGCGACGTTGCTTATTACATGGCTTGGAGGTAACATCTAATGAATTATGGTACAAATAAGCACTATGCCAATGAATACGGTGTGGAACTTAACGAATACTTGAAACATAATTTTAACTACGAAGAACTTGTAGGGTGGTATACAATGCAGGTATTGAAGTATCTAGTAAGAGCTGGCAAGAAAGAGGGAGAAAGCTACGATAAGGACCACAACAAGGCCTTAGACTATGCAGGAGAACTTGCTAACTTAAGTAACGAGAATGAGCTTGCAGAGTACACTACTGACGACATTATGGGCTTTATACAAGAACTAGCTGATGATTTTGAACGCTGGGAAGGAATAAAATAATTAAAAATAGTTTATGCTTGACGGTATGAACTTTTTTTGATATCATAGTATTATAGAAAAGGAGGTTAAACAGTGGCAATGCAAAAAGCTATAAAGGTAGTAGCTTATAACCCTACAACGGAAGAAGAGCTACACTTTAGTTGTAAGACTCAATGTGCTAAGTATTTCGGACTTAAACCTAATACAGTCATCAGGTGGCTTGATAATGGTATGCCTGTAATTGAACTGCTGACAGACCTAGATAGAAACCAAGTAGAAATTGAAAAGCAAAGTAAGCTAAACGGCTTTGAATTATTTACGATAAATGAATGGAGTGTTTTTGATAATTAATTACGAAGACTCGAAAATAGAAAGTTTTGGTGAAAAAATAAATGAAATTATTTAACAGAAAACCTAAGAATAAAATTAAAGTAGCAACAGCACTTACACTAAAAGGATTAACAAAACAAGTAATTCAATTAGAACAAAAAGGGTTTATTAAACAAGGAGAAATCCAAAGTGCTATGTTTGACGGAACGATTATGGCTTATAAGCAAGCAATGATTAAGAAAGCTAGTGAATAATATGTGTAAAAAACGCAAATACACAAAAATGGGCGCTTTATATTCAATAGTGAATGCCCAGCATGCTAAGAAGAACAAGAGAAATAAAGATGATAAGATACCAGTTAGAGCTTATTACTGCAAATGGTGTAATTTATATCACTTATCAAGTCAGCAAAGACTAAATATTAAGACAGGAGTAATTGGATAATGAAAGACGAATTTACATACTACACAGTATCTTGGATATTGGAAAAAGAAATTAAATCACGTAAGTTTTACAGCAAATACGAAGCGAAAAAGTGGTTTGATATAGTGGAAAATTCATATCCAACACTTAAAAAACATACAGAAATAATTGAGGTTATAGCATAATGACAAATGAAGAAGTATATGAAAGAATTACTAGCGTACTTAAAGAACAAGGTATCGCAATAAATCAATTTGAGTTAAAAGTTAAATCTGAAACAGGTAAATATCCTAACCTAAGAATAACTAAATCACGCTTGAGCTTACCTAATACCGTAGCATTCCCTTATCTCACTATGTTTTTCAATGATGATGAAATGCACGAGCTTACACTTAAAAAGATGAATAATTCAGGAACAGGCGGAGAAGCCATGGACTTACTAGATGAGTTATTATATAGCTTAAAGCCAAGCAAAGAATATCTATATAAGCAACGTTTGAAGCGTAGAATGCAAAGGGAGGAAATGAGATGATACTACACAATTATACAAGTAAAATAAATAGGTCAAAATATCCACAGCAAACAGCTAGAAAGATTGCTAATGACTTGAACAAGAATGACCCTTTTAATAATTATCTAGTGAGCTTTGAGTTAGGATCTAAAAGGTATATTATTGAAAAATTTGAAATTAGAGGTATGAATGGATGAAACGTTTTTACGTAGAAGAAGATGACAACGGCAAAGAGATTAAGCGAAAACTCACAACTTTTGCTAACGATGACTTAACACAGCTTTCAGATGATGAACTAGAAACAATCTATTATGAAACATCAGCTCAATTTTTAGCTAAAGCAATGCACTTTATGAAGATTGAGAACGAACTATTTTCAAGAAAGAATGTAACTGTAAGTGATGAAATTCTAATAAATGCTGGCAATAATATTATTGAAGCTGTTAATCAGGTAAGCAATTGAAGCACAAAAAGGAGAGTAGTTATCTTCAATTACAAAAGAAAACCACCAATTAAGGTGGCCTTTTTTTATTAATCTACTTTTCCATACTCTGCTTCAAATTCATCTTGATACATAATAGTTTCTGGTAACTTGATTGCTCCAAATTTACCTTGGAAACCGCCAAGCATACGAGTTGTTTTAATATGTCGTGCTTCAACTCCGTTACATACATACCAATTTTTAGTGTCTTTACAATTAATTAGAAACATTTCAATTTCTCCGCTTTCTGTTGTGTTGTTGTTATTGCCTCCGGTTTGTCCTGTAAGGCGTTTGTTTAGTTCTGCGATAAAGTATGAGCGACAACTCTCTACATTGCCACCGTGAGCTTCTACGGAACGTCTAGGACATGAAGTAGATGACAACTCTTGATGTAGCTTCACAGTATCATGATTAGGAGTTAGTCCCCATTGTTTCATGTACTTAGCAACGTCATCTAGTACCGCTTGCTCATTTCTCAAGAACTGGGTTAAATCGCCCTCTGACTGGCATACTTCCCAACTTGCATAATTTGCATTACCGTACGAGTTAGCACAATGCCATGCCATGTTAGAGAAGTCAGAAGCCTGCAATCTTCCGTCATTTCCAATATAAACATGAGCAAAGCCATTTTCAGGGTTATGATTAGGTAACCAGTTATTGTAGAAGCCAGCGTTAGCACCGTTTGAACCAGCGTCATTGTGAATTACAACCCCAGTAGGATTATACCCACGTACACCAGCATTAGTTATATTCATTCTTTTTTATCCTCCGTTTGTTCTTCTTCCGCTTCAGGAATATTTACACCATTCTTTTTAATAAGTTTAACTAAACCGTCAAACATAGGACTAATTTTTGCGATTAAATAAACAAACTGTCCTACAAAGTATAACAAACCTACATTAATCACAGTTTTGGCGATATCAGAAGTTGAGGGTGTTTGTGTAAAGTAAAATACTGCATACAAAACCCATAGCGCGAAGACAACCGTTAAATCAATTACAAGTCTATGTTTAAAAGGCGGGTTCATTGCTTCTCTATCTTTGACCCACGTAGCGAAAAGAATCGCCAAAATTAAGATAGTCATTAAAATCATTCTAGT